GCAATAGATTGGTTATTATTAACATATCTTTTATTACAAGTAGGAATTGAAACAACTCCAAGTTGTACTAAATAGTTATGCTTGGCAATTCCTCCAGTCAATTCATCTAACTTATTTAAATGAGTTGGTGAAAGTTGTTGCCATGCTTTTTTATTATATTTATATTTTTGCATATGAGAGGAGTAGAGCATAATTTTCGGACAATTTTTTGTTAAGAATAAGGCAGAACTTGGGCAGACTAAAAATAAATTCACTTTATACGAGAGCCGCCCAGCTTTCAAAATTTTAGAGGGTTTTGACTAGCAATCTGGCAAGATTTAAAGGTGTATGAAATACAACTGAAAGTATTGTTATTGCTGTTATTATTGGAGATTGTTTGAGGATATATAAGATATCTTTTATATAGGTTAATAATACCTATAGATTGTAAACCAATAAAAGATTTAAAAGATTTTAAAAGAATTCTTAAAGGATATTTAGAGATATTCAATAATCTGGAATGATTCTAATTAGCAACTAGATACCCCTATATGGTACAGGGTGGGGTGTGTGGGTATGTATGTATTGCTTATACATTTTTAGATAGTTTAGGTGTAAACTAGATAGTCTCGCCCTGCTTTTGTAGACTGTGCTATATAGCTGGACTGTCCCAGAGAGTCTCTTAGATGCTTCAACCCCTGGAGAGGTGTTACCTTAGTATACACACGATATTTACAATTGTCAACGTCTACCAGAAATAAATATAAAAACTGTTGTCAACTAGATGTAAACTTGTTATAATAATCTATATGAGTACAAGTTTTCTACCATCATTAGATAATAAAAGAAAATTAACAGAACAACAACAAACCTTTCTTTCAGTTCTTGCAACATCAGCTAAAGGAGATATAAACAAAGCTTTGAATATTGCAGGGTATAAAGAGACTTCATACTACAATGTTATCAATAGTTTAAAGGATGAAATTGTAGATGTCGCCACAAAGATTTTAGCAAAGTCAGCACCACAAGCTTCTCAGAAATTAGTTGAGATACTTAATAGTGATGACCCTATACCACAAGTCAATGCTAAACTTCAAGCAGCCCAAACCTTATTAGACAGAGTGGGTGTTGCCAAACGTGATAAGCTAGATGTAACGCATACTGCTACAAGTGGGATTTTTCTGTTACCTGAAAAGAAAACTTTAATTGATGGTGAAGCAGAAGAGGTTGAAATAATAGATGATAAGAAGGAATAGTTCTACTATACCTTTTGGTTATAAGTTATCTACGGATAACAAAACATTAGAGAAAGTTGATAAAGAAATATCAGCATTATCAGAAATGAAGGATGGTGTTAAATCTGGAGCTTTCTCTTTAAGAGGAGCAGTTGAAATTTTAGAACATCAGACTGGTCGCAAGTTATCCCCTATGGGTTTAAAGAAAATCATAGATAGAGATAATATAGAAAAACCTAAAGGATTATTAAGTAGAAATGACGAGACAGTATAATTATAGCTTTGAACAAAAAGCCAAGATAGCTTCAAGGAAAGCTGTTAAGGAAAAAGAAAAAGAGATTCAAAGATTAAGAAAAAATTTAGAAAACAAAACAACTAGACTAAAGGTTAAGAAAGAAGCTTTAGCTGTTGTCCATAAAGCCGAGACCAATCAGAAAAGTAAGAGTGGTACGATTATGGATGAAGCTCATTACAAATCTTTACCTAAGTCAGTTAAAGACCTTTTAGAAGAAGAAAAAGATAGAATAGTATTCAAACCTAATACAGGTCCTCAAACAGAATTCTTAGCTGCACCAGAGCAGGATGTTCTGTATGGAGGAGCCGCAGGTGGTGGTAAGTCCTTTGCCATGCTTGTAGACCCATTAAGGTTCATGCACATTAAAGAACATAGAGCTTTGTTATTAAGAAAATCCATGCCAGAGCTACGAGAGTTAATTGATAAATCTAGAGAACTCTATCCTAAAGCATTCATTGGTGCTAAGTTTAGAGAAGTAGAAAAGATTTGGAAATTTCCTTCAGGAGCAACATTGGAGTTCGGTTATCTTGATAGAGATGCTGATGTGTATAGATACCAAGGTCAATCATATACCTGGATAGGGATTGACGAACTCACTCAGTATCCAACAGAATTCCCACTTCAATATTTGCAGTCACGATTGAGAACAACTAATCAAAAAATAAAATGCTACATTCGGTGCACAGCAAACCCTGGAGGTGTCGGAGGAAACTGGGTTAAGAAAAGGTATCTAGACCCAGCACCTCCTAATGAAAGCTTTAAAGGTGAAGATAAGATTTCAAGAAAATTTATTCCAGCTAGATTAGATGATAATCCTTATTTAGCTTTAGATGGTAAGTACCAACAGATGTTGGAATCCTTACCTCCTGTACAAAAGAAACAACTCCTAGATGGTAATTGGGATGTTGCTGAAGGTGCAGCATTTTCAGAATTTGAATATGATAAACATTGTGTAGCTCCTTATATTCTTCCTAAACATTGGGAAAGACTAAAAGGAATTGACTATGGTTATGCATCAGAGTCTGCTGTTATTTGGGGTTGTGTAGACCCTACAGATGAAACCTTAATTATTTATAGAGAACTATATCAAAAAGGTTTAACAGGTGAAGACTTAGCTAAGAAGATTTTTCAATATGAAAAAGAAGATAAGCTTTCTGTTAGAGGAGTTTTAGATGTTCAAGCTTGGGCAAGAACTGGAACAACAGGACCAACTGTTGGAGAAGTCTTAACGAGAGCTGGACATAAACTTAGAAGAGCTGATAAGAATAGAATACAAGGTAAAATACAAGTACATGAAAAATTAAAAATAAATGAGAAGGGTAGACCTAGAATGATTATATTTAAAACGTGCCCTAATCTTATTAGAGAATTACAAGGTATACCTACAGACCCTAACAAACCTGAAGATGTAGATACTAAAGCATCAGACCATGCTTATGATGCATTAAGATATTTAATCATGGCTAGACCTAGAAGTCAAACTGCTTATGAGAAAATGAATCAAATTAAAAAATGGAGACCTGCTGACCCTGTGTTTGGTTACTAATGAAAATACATAGTTTATTTCCAACTCCTGTTTATGAAACAAATCTTAATAGAGAATTTACTAAACAAGAATTAGAATTAATTAAAGCTAGTGAAATAGAATGTATTCCTAATATGGGTAATACTTCTAGTGAAGATAATTATATATTAGAACAAGAAGGATTTAAAGATTTAAAAAAAGAATTAGAAATTATTTTAAAAGATTATATGGATAAAGTTGTTAGCCCTAATCAAAAAACGGATTGTTATATAACACAATCATGGTTAAACTATACTGAAACAAATGGCTATCATCATATTCATAACCATCCTAATTCTTATTTATCAGGAGTTTTATATTTTAATGGTGATAAAGAATATGATAAAATTCATTTTAGTAAAAATGATTATAATCAAATTCAAATTGGTACTGATAAGTATAATAGATTTAATTCTAGTAGTTGGTTTGTACCTGTTCAAACAGGGCAGGTTGTAATATTTCCTTCTCATCTACATCATATGGTTTCTCCAAAGCAAGGAGATAATCTTAGAATTAGTTTAGCTTTCAATAGCTTTATTAAAGGAACATTGGGCACTAAAAATGAATTAACAGAATTGAGGATTAATGTATAAGATTTTAATATTAGCTTATTTAATTGGTGCAGACCCAGTAATAACACAACAGAATTTTGAAATGCAAGGATGGTATAAGACCATGCAAGAATGCCAAGCCAATTTATTAAAACAACACCCTGACCAAACTTATGAAGTGATGAGAGAGTTTGTTGAAGATACTAACTTTAAATGGGATTGGTTAGTTGCAGGATGTACTAATGAAGAAACAGGTGAGAAGTTTTTAGTTTACCCTACTTATCCTAAAGGGAAACCTGATGAACTAGAAGGATTAGAATTTGAATTAAAGGATGTATTAATCTAATGTTTATGCCAGAAGAAGTAAACTTATTTTTACTATTTGTATTTATAGTTATATATCTTTTATTTAAAATATTTGGATGGTTATAATGCCTATATATACTTTTAGAAATATGTTGACAAACGAGCAATATGATGAGATAATGACTTATGAGGAATTACAAGAATATATAAAACAAGAACATATTGAACAAGTATTTAAAATAAATCTTTATAGGTATTCAGATAACAATGGGATTAAAGACCAAGAGACTGCTTGGATGAAAGATAAGAACATTAGAGGTAATGGGAAGTTTGAACCCTATGGTAAGGTTAAGACATCTCAAGATAATAAAAATTTTAAAAGAAAGAAAGATAAGAAGCACTTTAGTCTATGAAGCGAAGAAAAGTTAAAATCAATAAGAAAGCCAAAAGAGAAATTGATAGGTATCCATTAGTAGAAGTTCATTGGTATGATATTGTATCAGATTCTAATTGGCAAAGTATTGCTGCTTGTAAGAAAGCCAAGCTACCACCCTGTATAACCAAAGGACATCTTCTATCTCAAACTAAAGGAATAACAAGGATTTTTGGTGACTATGCTTTATCTGAAAAGGATGAAGGCACCATTGATGAGATTGCAAATACAACATTAATACCTACATCTGTCATTATTGAAATCAAGAAGATTGTTGACAAACGAGGTTAATATGTGTATTATTATATAGTATAGAGGTATTTTACATATGGCTTTACTACCACCAGCTCAAAGGCAAAAAGACCTATTGAGTAAAGAAGATGATAAACAGGAAGATATAAATCTTCTTGTTTCCATGATAGATAAGAAATTTACTGCTTGTAAAGATTCTAGACAAGATGATGAAAGTAGATGGTTACAAGCTTATCATAACTATCGTGGTAAATA